GTTGAGCGTCAGGCGTCCCATGGACGTCGTCGTATTGAACGCCTGCGTCACCGAGACGAAGGTGACCCGGTGCGTGTCGAAGAGTTCCACTAACTTCGCAAAATCGGTGAGCGATCGCGACAGACGATCAATTTTGTACACCACGATGATGTCGATGCGTCCGGCGCGCACATCGGCCAGTAGCCTCTTCAGGCCGGGGCGCTCAATGTTCCCGCCCGAGTAGCCACCGTCGTCGTACCGATCGCCGACGAGAATCCAGCCTTCCGACTTTTGGCTCGAAATGTAGTTCTCGCATGCATCGCGCTGGGCATCGAGCGAGTTGAAGTTCTGATCCAGCCCTTCGTCGGTCGATTTGCGCGTGTAGATCGCGCAGCTGAGTCGTCGCGGGGTGTTCATTGCGGTTTGCGGATCGAGGCTAAGCCGAAGAACGTCCAGCCGTTGCGGTTGACGCCGGTAATGACGCGAGCGACCGCAGAAAGCGATTTGTAGCGCTGGCCCTGATACTCAAAATGATTGACGCCGACCACAACCTCGTACGGGGTTCCGTCCCATTCGCGGATCAGCCGGGTCCCGGGGATGGGGCGGTGATCGACCCTGCGACTGCGCACGCTGCGCTTGCCGCCGTCCAGCTGCTCCCCGAGGCGCATAAGCTCGCGAACGGTCTCGCGCTTGAGTCCGCCGTACGCCAGCTCTTGGATCCGGTAAGCGAGGCGAGATTCCAGAAATCGGCGGTTGAACGGCGGGGCGTCCTCGTCGAAGTAATCGCGCCACAGTTGCTTAAGGTCCGAGATCTTCGCGTGCTTCAGCGCGATGACCCGGGCAATTACCGCGTTATGCATCGGGGGGTTCCTCATTAGAAGGGCAGCCCGTAATACCGCGTAGTTCCGCGAAGTTATCAACAGCTTTTTCACGTTCGATTGAGCGGATCACGCCGAGCGCCAGAAGGGCGCCAATGATCAGGGTAGGGTCGGGAGGTGGGCGTATGGGACCGATGTTCGAGAGACGCATGTCAATAACTACCGATCGAGTGCCCGTTTTTCTCAGGAGGGTAGGGTTACGGGCAGGTCAGATCAAAAAACCACCTACGCCTGCGGATTTCCCCTGTGTATCACTAGAACTCCTGAGTAGACTGCTTTCCATCGCTTTTTTAAAAATGCGCTCTAAAAAAACGAATTGAGATTTTCACCCTTCGGAACCCACCATCCAGAAATAACAAGGTTGGAATCTATGGCCGATAAAATGAACGATTACGATTACGATGAGCTCTCGGCGCCCTACACGTTTTACTCAGTCCCCGTTGCTGCGGCGTTGTGGTGCGGCATATCCAAGGGGGATGTGGAAGCGGAGCTAGCGCGCTGTGTTGCGGTGGAAGAGGGCATTTGGCGACATCCGGAGTTCCCTGGCTTTGAATTTCGATGCCGTACTCTTCACGATGCGATTGATCGTCATTGTTTCCATCACTTTGATAAGCACGGAAAACGTTTTTTTGGCCGACTAGCTCCGGATGAGATACATCTTCAGCATTCGGAACTTAAGAGATGGATGGAGGAAAATCACCCCAAGCACAGGCCGCCTTTCTTGTTTGGTGAGGCCAAGCAGAGTTTGCAGCTCGGCGTCACGGCAGAGATTTACCATGCGCTCCTCGCGGATCTCGATGCCATGAAAGCGGCGAACTCCGAAATCAGCGCCACGTTGGCGCAGGCTCAAAATGATAACCAGATACTACGGGCTGAAATTGACAGTCTGGCAAAGGAGCTGCACCACGAGCGAAACGTAGATGCCCGGGCCCGATCGACGTACGTGACTCTTATAGGAGCACTCGTTGACTTGATGTTTGGTAAGACGATTCGAGGTACGCGTCACTCGATTTTTAGGAGCCAAGCCGAGCTCGTTGATGTCTTGGTGGAGAAGTATGGGCATCTACCCGGAATAGCGAAGCGGACGTTGGAGACCAAGTTTGCTGAGGCTAAGGGCAAAGTGGGCGCACCGCTTTAAGTCAGACGTTGTTGCTGCAAGGCTCTATCACGCGCCATCATCTCATGTGATTACTGTCTGTTTTTTCAAGAAAAACTCTCGAATTTCGACAGCGACTTCGAACCAAAAAGCACCGCAATAAGTCAGTCGCCACCGCAATAGCGGTGCGAGTTTTCGCTATTGCGGTGATCTCGCGCACCGTCACCCCTACAACGAGCGTCATGGTTCATGACGTTGCGAGGGGAATACGATGTCGCCGAGGAAGGTTTTTCAAAGGGTTTCGTACAGGTCTGCGTTCGAGGGTTCCGTTGCGCCGGATCCGTATCTGCTGGCGGCGATCGCGGCAGCCGATTCCCGGGTGCGTCGCGCAAGGTGGTCAGCCAGGCTATCCGCAGATGATGCGGCGGACTTACACCAAGAGATCTTGACCGATCTTCTCAAGCGTCGGCCGACGTTCGATCGATCCAGGGGTAGTGAGGCCGCGTTTGCCGGGCTTCTATCCGCTCACAAAACGGCGGACTTTTTATCTGCGCTCAACCGAGACCGCAGGCGGCTCGCGTTCGTGGCCAACCAAGATCTCGATCAGTGTTCGTTCAGCTCGGAGAGCGACGAATCGGAAGGGTTCGGCGCGACCCCTGACGGACGAGAAACGGCTCACGGAGGCACGAGCGACTTCTATTCGTCGATGCGACTCGCGGATGCGCTGATCGAGGATTCTGTGTTCGATGACGGTGACCTAGAGCGGGATTTTGCGATTGCCGTGAGTTTGCTCAGCGCCGATCAAGCCGCGCTCCTTGAGATCATTAAGTCTTACGAAGATTTGCCGCGTGCGGCCAAAGCATCCGGAATGGCGACCGCCACTTTCTATCGGCGCGTGTCTGACCTTTTGATGTTTCTACGCATGTTTGGGATTCGCTCGGGCGGGTGATCCAACCCGCGTGAGAAAAACACCGCAACCAGCCGTAGAAATCTATATCCCCTGAACGAGCGGGCGATCTTTCTGAGGTCGCTCGTTGAGGAATCCTATGCCCGAAGACCTGCCTACCCCTGCGCCTGAAGACTCTGACGAGGGACTGGAAGAGTCGCTCGCTGACGGCGGGCGTACGCCAGCGCAGGCGCCGTTGATTCAAATCACCGAGTCGGCGCTCTGCGATTGGATCGCGACAGCACCGGCGGGCGAATCCCTAGTTTATCACGAGGGGCTGCTGATCGTCGATCGATCAAACTCTTTCGGCGCTCTCTCAAAGGCGGAAAGGGCTCGAGTGCATGCCGTTGCCAGACGTGCATGGATCGCCTCGGAGCTTGGACTTGTACACCTTTTTAGCAAAAGGCTCGCCGAGGGTCGCTTTCGCTATATCGCTGTCCGCGCGCGCACGACGATCACCGAAAAGGAGATTCGCGCACGGATGCGTTTGAGAGCGCCGGGTACTGAAACATCACATTAAGTTTCCACCGCAAATGAGAAGAGGTATTTCTGATGCAAAACTATCTGCAAGAGCGGCTACACGTTAATACGCCGAAGCCGCCGATCATCGTCGTCAATGGCGTTGCCGGGGTGGGCAAGACCACCTTCGCTGCCCAGGCAAGATCGCCCGTCTTCCTTCCTATCGAGGACGGGCTCGGGACGCTCGAGGCGACGCAGTTTCCGCTCGCCCGATCATTTGAACAGGTGCTGGATTCGCTCGCAGCGCTTTACAGCGAGCAACACGACTTTGGGACGGTCGTCATCGACAGCGTGGATTGGCTCGAGGGGCTCGTCTGGGCAAAGACGTGTCGCGAGAACGGCTGGAAATCAATCGAAGATGCGGGATTCGGAAAGGGATACATCGCATGCCTCGGGCTGTGGCGTCAGTATCTCGATGCACTGACGGCGCTTCGAGATGAGCGTGGGATGGTGGTGGTTCAAGTCACGCATTCCGAAATCAAACGTTTTGATAGCCCCGAGCACGACCCCTACGACCGGTATGTCGTCAAGCTGCATCATCGCGCCGCCGCCCTTGTGCAAGAGCATGCCGATGTCGTGCTGTTCTGCAACTACCGCATCTCGACCGTAAAAACAGACATCGGATTTTCAAAGAAAGTCAGCCGAGCGGTGGGTGCTGGCGAGCGGTTGATTCACACCTCGGAGCGTCCAGCGTTCATCGCCAAGAATCGCTATGGCCTCCCCGATACGTTGCCTCTCGACTGGGAGGCATTTGCACGCGCTATGCCGGCGGCATTACAGCCGCTGCTGCTGTCCAATCCCGTCTAAAAACTAATTTTCCACGGAGAAAAAATTATGGCTTCTTTTGGTGAAACCTTCGATGCAACGACAGTCGATCCGAACTCAGGATTCGAGGTGTTAGCGCCCGGAAACTATCTTGTGCAGATCGTCGCGAGCGAGCTGCGCTCGACGCGCGATGGCACAGGGCAGTACTTACTCCTTGAGCTCGATGTGCTGGATGGGCAGTACACCGGTCGAAAGCTCTTCGATCGAATTCATCTTGTGAATGCAAACGCCGAGGCGGTGCAAATCGCGCAGCGTACGCTCTCGGCCATCTGTCGTGCCGTCGGCAAGATGCAGGTGAGCAACTCGGAGCAGCTTCACTTAATCCCGATGCGCGT